TTTTGCTGTTGTAATCTTATCTGCGGTGTCATTCACAAAGTTTTTGACGGGTTTTTCTAAGGCAGCTTGGTTTTGTGGATTTGTTGCAAATTCAGTTTCCGGTACCTTATTTGTACCTTTTCCTGCTCTGTTAGGATACGTGTAGTCATTGCCGGTTGGTTTATCTGAATTTTCGGAATCTATACCGGTTCGATTAGATATATCTTCGGCATCTTTCTGTATTTTAAATCTTTTTTTAGCTTGTTGTACATCGGGACTTGCTTCGAAATTTTCATTGATTTCTCTTTGTAAATCTTCCAATACTCCAGTTTCAACTTTAATATCCAATTCATCTAAAGCTCCAACTATATCAGGAGCAACGGGTTCAAGTGGTATTTCCAAGTTTTTATCCGGAATAAAGCCTTGGGTTTTTTTCATGAATTCATTAAGATCTAAAATTTTACCATTAGAAAGTGCAATTTTTCCATCTTCGGTAATTGTAGATTCAGGTATGGGAATTTCGATAGTACCTATTTTTATTTTAACTTCTTTTTCCACGTTTTTTTCGATGCTATTCATTATTTCAGGATCTAACAAACTGTCTTCAGCACCAGATTCGGTTACCTCCACTATATCTATTAATAATTCGCTCATTTTTATTTTTAAAAATAAAAAATTAAATAAAAATGTCATCATCAATTTCAGAATTCTGTAAAAATCCATCTGTTGGTAATGGTTGGCCACTATCGAAACAAATATATTATAAATCTTTATGTGGAGTAAAAGAAGGTATTGATGAAGCGTTCTCTCAGTTTAGTTTTACTGATCTCGCAGAAGAAGGTATCACACAAATTTGTAAATTACTTTTGTCATTATTATCTTTTAATTCCGCTGCTTGGACTGGATTGTTAGAAATGCAAGCTGTCGAAAAACTTCTTACTTTGGACATATTAAGAAATATTAACTCAGTGGCAAAAGATTTTTTTGCAATATCCGAAAAAGGATATCTCGAAGTTTTTGCTGAAAAAGGAACATACAAAGTACTTGTTAATTTTTCATTTTGGATTGCAAGTATATTCTCTGCAATAGGAAGAATTCCTTTTCTAGGTAGAGGTTTAACTAAAATTTTCGAATTAATTCGGGGTATCTCTAAATTTGCTGGTGAAACTGTCATTTGGATTTCCGAAGAAGGTGTTGAAATGACTATTGCAGATGTAGCGGGAGCTTTGACTAAATATTTAAGTAGTGTTTTGATGACTATTCAAATGCTTTCTATGATTATAGATATGTGGGATCCATGTGGTTTTAACAATCAAATCAATCAAGATGTTATTAATCTGTATATGAATGCGTACGACAAATTTTTTCGAACAAGTCTTCTAATGAATGTTGCAACGAATTTAAGTAAAGATGGTGTTCTTTATCAACTTGAAAGCTGGCCAATAAATTGGCCGTACCAAGGATTCAATGTATCTACTGCTTATCAAATTTTTATAAATGATAAGTTTTTCAATGATCCAGAACTAGCTGGAAAAGCACAATCTAAGTTCGGTCTGTATACATTAGAATATAACACAAGTTTAAGTTACAATTCAAATGGATATCCATTGTGTCAGTTATCTAATGATAACGTTCAAAGAATTCCTCTGGATTTTTTTGATAAAATGGACAATGCAATCGTATCTTTTTTTACGAATGAAAATGTTATTTTCCGTAATTGGTTAGAACGTTGGAGTCCACTATTATATTTCATTTTATTGATCATTACGGTCATTATAATATTTTATAAGTTATGATAAATAAATGAGTGACGAAAACAAATGTGGTACCTATACATCGATTGATTTAGCCGAATCGATGAGTTATGCGACGTCTAAAGTACTCTATGAGTACTGTTCAGATCCAAATCTGTTGAAATTAATATGCACAACGGATGAAGGTAAACCATTAAATGACACCAATTGTTTACTCTGGAAAAAAGATGACAACTTACAGTCCTGGAAAGAATCAACTAAATTGAGTTCAAAGAAATGTGACACCGATTCGGATTGTCGATCAAGTCGATTGTTTAATAAATGTATATCATCGGATGATGGTAATTACTGTGGTTGTACGACGAGTACACATAAGGCAGGAACATGTGAGATCAGAACAGAAGAAAAATGCATGTCCGAAAGTGCGCTACCTTATGTTTGTGATGATAACTCATGTGAAGATATAAAACCAAAACAATATCCAGACATTACAAATCAAGAAGATTGCACAAAAGCGGGAAAAATTTGGACACCTGCTTCAGATGATGATCCAGATTCCAAAGCAGTTTGCGAGGATACTCAAAAAGATTATTTGGAATGGAGATTAAATGATGCATTACCTTGTAATAACGAGACGAACCAATGCAAAAATCCAAAGAATTGTTCAAATGGAAAATGTACTTGTACATCGGATGATGATTGTTGGGGAAGTGGAGTTTGTACAAAAGGTTTTTGCACCGGAGGTGGTAGATGTATATACGGAAACAGCTATAGCAGAAAATATTGTGAAAATCCGATTAGCAGATGTGCCCCGGTTGACGGAAATTATCCTGATGAATGCAAAGGTGGTCCGACTAAAGTTGGTGTTACGGATGTTCCACCATTTAGATATGATGTACATAGTGGTAAATGTTTTATAACACCGAAATATTGTTCACGTTTTAACGTGGACTATATGAACTTTGGAAAAGATTGTACCCAAGATTCGGATTGCTATGATTCTGGAGGAGTTTGCGACTCTGAAACAAGGAAATGTTTGACATCTAATGGTAAGTGTGATGATAGTCAATCTGTTGGAGATATAATTGTAAATAATACAATAGGTAAAACTTTGTTTGCATTGATTAAAAATTTGGGGAAATGTTCAAAAGAAAGTTTTGTTAAAGAATCGAGTTTTGATTGGTTAGATTTTGCAAAAATACCAGAAGAAATTAATGAGTCTATTGATGAAAAATATGTCTTAACAAAAGAAGTTATTAAAAAGGATCTTATACCAGGTATTAATTTTTATGTAATGACTTGCAAATTTCCTCCTTACAATGTATCTTATCAGAAAGTGGGATTTATTGGAAACGAAATCAAGAAAAAGTTTCCTTTCATCGTAAAAAAGAAAAATGGAGAACAATACTTACACATGAAAAAGAAAAATATCCATAAAAATGAGAAACATCTGAAAACAATATACTTTTACGTGGCAAAGTCGAAGAATCTATTGAATCTATTTATTGAAAAAGCGAACAATAATTTTTCACCAGAAGTTTGGGATTTTATAGAAAACAATAAAGAAAAATATGGATCTTAAATCATTTATTATGATAACAGGTTTAGTACTTCTGGGTGTTTTTGTATTGACTCTATCCCTTCTATACACAACTACACAGGAACAGGATACAACAGATAATAACAATTCTGAAAGTAGGATTCAAAAAATAAACTCTGTTCTTACAAGTTATTTTGGTCGAAAATGGCCTTCAATATTTTTTGTATTTGCGATATTGTTAATTTTTATTGCTATCGTTTTGTACATAAACTCAACAAAGGACTGGGATATCAAAATATCAGACACTGCGGGTTACAATCTTACTATTATTGGTTTGATTATTCTTGTACTCATAACTATAACAGTAATTTTGGTATTTTTGAATTACTTCTTAAAAGATCCACAAGATAATACAAACACTATAAAGGATAGGAAAAAGTTTTTAACAAATCTTGGGGTAACACTATCGGTAATTTTTATATTGTCATTTGTGTATGCATTGTTATTTTCCAAATAAAACTAAATTGAAATATTGTAAATCATATCTGATTGTCCGTTAATATAATATAATGAGTAAAGACGACTGTTCTATGTTCAAGTTGTATCCCTATCAAAGAGAACATTTTGATAGACTTGTCGATATTTTAAAAACACATAAGGTTGCTATAGACTCAAGTATCACTGGTGCAGGGAAAACCGTAGTTGCCATGGAATTAGGGAGGTATTTTCTTAAGTTTATGCATGTTAAGAAAATATACGTATTTGCACCTCCGACACTGGAATTTCATTGGAACAGTTATATATCAAATTTATCAAATAGTGATAATTGGAAATTTTATAGTTCTCACTCTCTACATAAAGTCAAACTAGTCGAAGAAAGTCTCATAATAGTAGATGAATGTCATCTGTTCAAAAATAATGTAAAAAGAACTGATATTTTGAAAAAAATAATGAGAGAATCAAAAAAAGTATTGATGTTATCAGCAACTCCTTTTGATGATATGAGACAACTCAATAATATCATGGAGTTATTCTATTTGGATAAGCCAGAAAAAATAGAGACTCAGTTGTCAACAATGTCGTTTAAATACAAAACAAACACTTGTTTTTTTTACTACCATGTGACACAAACTGAACAAGAGATAAAAATGTATAAAGATGGTTATAATTCCATTACATATTGTTATCAAGACATCCCTGGACAAGAAAAAATATTTAGACCTCAAATATTTAATAAAGGTCTGCATAAAATTCATGACAGTTTACTAGATGGTCTTGTGAGACTTATAAGAAAGTGTATAGATGATACTAAAGATAAACTCGTTGTAGTTTTATATTTTAAAAATACGTTTGAAAGATTGCAAAAAGAGTTTGATAATATTTTGATTCTTAATGGAGAAACCCCATTTAACAAGAGAAAAGAAATCATCGCAAAATTTCAAGAACAAAATCTTGAGCACAGGATTTGTGCAATATCTGCAGAAGTCGGATCTGTTGGTATTGAACTAGATGATAAATTTGGAAAATACCCAAGACATATGATAATTTTGCCAATGGCAAACTCTATAAACTTTTGCCAAGCTGTAGGAAGGATTCAAAGAACAAAAACTTTAAGTGATTCGAAGGTAACAGTTGTTCAACCAATAAGAGATGTGACTTATTTTAAAAAACAAATAGAAAGAAAGTTTAGGGTACTTGAAAAATTTATCGTTATACCAAATTTTCAACATATCGTTGAAGATCATATTTGTAACCCTTTAGATAAATGTAATTGCGGTCTATTAATAAAGTCAAATGAATGATCAATCAACTTCTATCACATTCAGGATTGGATGATTTAAACCCCCATGTCTATTTAAAACTTCATAAATACTACCGGAAGGATATTGTTTATTCGGATAAAAAAATAACTTATCTGGATTTTGATTTGATAGAGAGTTTAATATGGAAGCCCACCAGGAGAAGGTGCTATTCGCAGAAATCCCCCCTTTTTGACAATTTATCATTTGAGATAATGATGTTAACTCATCAGAATCTTCAAATATGAGATTTTGTTCGTTGATTCCCAAGAATGAGTGCATTTTCTCGGTTAATGACGTTATATTATTGCTGAATACATGAAATTTTATATTTTCGAATTTTTCGCCGTATTTTTGTTTTATGATATCAATACATCTTAAGTAATACGATTGTAGATCGATGAAATGATCTTTATTCTGTAAATAGTCTCCTAATCGAATATGAATGAAAAATGAATCTTTTACGGGTGTTTTCGGTAATTCCAATAACTTGGAAAAATCTTCCAATATTGATTCTGTGTATTTGTAATTTTGAAAAAATCCATCATATAAAATGTTTTCATCCATATACGAAAGATAATCGGGATCAAAAGAATGATAATGATTTTGTTTTTCCACAAGAATTTTGTCAAATCTATCGACTCTGTCATAAACAAATCTTTTAAATATCGTATTACTATAATCTATTTTACTATGATGATTTTTATCTACAAATTTCGGGTTTATAACAACTATTGATGTATTTATCTGGCGTGACAAATTATACACAAGTCCGAGTTGAAATAGTCGATT